GAAAACTTCAAAACAAGTTTTCCAAACTTTAGGACAAAATTGTTGTTGAAATCTAGACTGGCTATTGTCAAGTTTATTTCTAGCATAGAAGAGGTGAGGCTACCAGAGCTTATAAGAAGCACATATAGGCCTCCTACCGTTGAGAGAATGAAAGAAACACTTGCTCTTTTGCGAGACATTGGGTTGCCTGTTAATGTAGACATAGTACAGAGGCATGTTGATGCTGAGAGAGCACAATGGAAAGGGTATGAGGACATGATTTTAACTAGCTCAACCTTTGTACAGCCATTGAAGAATCTGGCCACCTTTATTGGTCTGGAGATGGACTCTTTTAAGCAATTTGATCAACCTGCTTTCGTCCACACAGCTTCATATGCCACGCCGGAATCTGAAGTGAAGTCAACCTCTAGGTATTTCAAGCCTCCTAAAGTCAATGTCAAATTAGCCGACCCTGGAGATGTGTTTGAGATATTCCATATGAGATTTAAGAATTCTACTCTTGCCACCAGCTCTAGAGTTATCCGATCTATGATAAAGAAATTTTCAGTTGGCTGGGGATTTATGTCTAAGAAACCAAAGAAAACAAAGAAAGCAGCCTCGAGAAAAGAAGTGATAGATGAAGTAGGTGGTATAGACAAATTTGTAGAGATCTGGAACAGAATGATATCATTTGCAGGAGATTTGGTGCCAGTGTCACATGTCTTCACAAAGTTTGAAACTTTAAAAGAGTCCAAGTGGTTAAGCAGCACGGTCAGGACCATTCTTGGAGTGCCCATGTCTCATTTTGCAATGTCTAGTATTTTCTCATATGATCAGAATAAGAAGCATGACTACAATTCAACACCAATAAAATGTGGCATGCCTTTAAATGGTTATTGGTTTGGAAAGCTCTGGGCAGAACACTCTACAAGAGAAATTCACAATGCAATGGACTTGACTGCCTATGATTCCAGTCTTGCAAATAATTTCTATAAAGTTGTGGCAGGTATTAGAAAGAAAGGGTTTGAGACGCATTCAGATTACAGCAAAATCTGTGACTTGATTGACCTAACATATGACCAACTGATGACAATGCCCTTGTGTTTTAAGAATGACGGCACAATAGTGTCTAAAGCTGAAGGAGGTGCTACAGGGTTTGGGAATACTTCCACAGACAACTCTTTATGCTTGGTTGTGGCATATTTGACAGCATGGAGGGATTTGACAGGCAAGTCTTCAAGAGAATTTTCAATCTACAATACATTGTCTCTTCAGGCTGATGACCATGTGCTTTCTCATGATAAGAATAATTTCAATTGGAATGAAGTGACTGTTAGAAAATACTTCAAAGAAAAGCTAGGGTTGGAGATGAGACTCGAAGTTAATTCTAAGAAATTGGTGGACATGGTGTTCTTAGCAAAAGGAATTGTCAAGCATGATGAAGAGGAGAAAAGAGTTTTAAATTCCATGGACATAACACCTCCAAAGTATTTAACTTGCCATGACAAAACAAGACTTATCGGGAAGATAAGAGCTGCGATGCCTTATAAGGACCCACAAGCCAGGGCTAAGAGACTTGTCTCTTATCTGTACTTATGTGCTCATCATAAAGATGTTTACATGGCAACCGTGTCAGCAATAAACAAACTTCGAATGGGAAAATCCTTTCAATCCAAGATTAAAATCCCCTCTTACAAAGAAATTCTCAAACGTTGGTATTCACCTTCCAAGAGTGGTGCCCCTATAGATATTGGAGATGATGGAACAGCCATTGAAGATAGCCTTGACGAGGATGATCAATTGAAAGAGATAATTCATGTTCAAATTAGTTCTAGAATCTTGTCACTCATAAACAGTTTGTCACTTATCCCAGAAGTCTTCTCTCCAAAGTTTACAACATTCTCGATGGCCAGAGCCTTGCAACGTGAACTTAGGAACTTTATTAGCTGGCCCTTACAAATGATCAACAGAGTCAATAAGCTTGATGATAATGCAGCATCTATTAATTACTACCTTTATCGTACACAGTATAAGTTTCTAAGTCCTGCTGACCTAGCAATGGACAGGGTAGATTTAAATACTAAAGAATTGATTGCAAGACATTGGGTTCATAACTTCCTTAAATGGGTTTTACCAGAAGTTAGAGCACCATTTGGATTCGGAAAGTTCAGTAAGATGTTGACCACAGTAGACAATTCAATAGCCAACATTAGTTTCTTGGTTGCAGGGAAAGTCCAAACAGAAATTTCTTTGCTAGATTTCCACTTTCAAGACCTTTTGTCACTTTTCCTTTCTGATTTCTTTGTTTCACAAGTCCCATCAGGCATCATTGATTTCTTCCCGGAACCAACCAAATTTCGACTACCT